TAAATTGCGTTTGCAATGCGCCCCGTGGCGTACTTACATTAAGCGGAACTAGTTTTAAGTCTAGTTTGAGCGCTACTTTGTCTCCTGTTTTCATTAGTCTTTTACTTTTATGCCCCTAAGTTTGAGGCGGGTTCTAAACTCTTGATTTTGCTCTAGCAAGTCCTCTTTTTCCTCCGTGCAGTCAATAAATTTATTGACCGCCTCGCTTGTGTACTTCACACAATTAGAGACCTTTATTTCCATCATTTTACAGATAGTATCTAGTTGAACTACCTTGTTGTGATACTTAGTATTTTCGAGGCGCAACTCTTTATTATCGGCTAAGATATACCAAAAAAAGAAGGCTATTATAGGGCTACCAGCCCAAGCCATTTTGCCGCCTGATTTGCCTAAGTTGTCTAATATTTCTTTGGGTACTAGCATAATTACACGTTTGGTATTTTATCAAAGGTGAATGTTTGGGGAGTGCCATTAATCACTAGCTCAATACTTGCACTACTGATATTTATAGCAGGGTATATAATCTGTAAATAAACTCTAATATCGCCGTTGTTGCCCGAGATGTTACCGTTGTTAGACTTACTTACAAGTACTGCTACCGAGCCGCCGCCCGCCTCTGACAAAGCTTGATTAGTGTCTTGCTCTAAGCTGCTAAAATCTGAAAGCGCCGCAACGCTGCTGTGTGTACTACTATTTATTGTAATGGCCGTGTAAGTTGCAGAGTCTCCTGATACCCCATTGCCCGTGTAGGATATTTCGCACAAATAAACACCGTAATCGCTTGTGCTAGCGGCTACGGGAGTAAGAAAAAACTTGCAAGTTCAGCTAATGTAAGAAGTGAGCCGTTTTCAATATAAGTACTGCCATCTAATTCAATGATATGGGTCTCAGTCTGTATATTATCAACTTCCTCAATTGTAAGCACTATGTTATTATTTTTACTTACATATAATACACTACCTGTACCGGTAGCGTTTCTTAATAAGTCATGGCTTAATTGATTCAATGGGATTGATTCAATAGGCTGCGATACTATATTATTATCAGCATCGTAATTAAAGAATACTAAAAAACTAGCGTTCTTATATACTGCATTTATTACTTGTGCCATATTATTGAAACTTGATTTGATACGTGAGATAATAAGACGGCGAACCTGTCGTCTCTGTGCTTAATGTAAAGTCGGGAAGCGTAAAGGTAGTCGAGCCATCCCCTGCGCCGTATGTCGTTCCGATGCGTTGAAATAATTCAGCGTATGTAGTACGGCTTACTGCTGTACCATCACAAGTTAACCAAAAGTCATCACTTGGATAAGCTAAAACGCTACTTAGTTGCGATACCGCGCGAATAACGCCAATATCACGAGGATTTACGTCATACGCTTTAACATAAGTAAAGCCTGAGCCGCTAGTCGTGAATTTAAGTTCGCCAATTAAACAATATTGCCCTTCAACGAAGCTAGTCCCGTCATGCTTATAGACTTTGCCGTCTGATAAGCTAAACCAAACCATATTGTTAGTCGATGGGTCAGGTTCAATATAACTTGCAACGGGTTTAATAGATAGCGCACTAATCGTAACCGCTCCTGTTGTTGCGTTGCGTGTCGCTACAATGTAACGTGTTGCGCCGCTTGAATAGGTAGGTGTTATCTCTACGTTTGCCGTTAGCTTTACAATATAGTCAATAGCCCGCCCACTTGTCGCATCAAAACCCGCCGCAAAGCTTAAAACCGTGCCGCTTTGTAGTTGGACAATAGTTGTCGTACTAGGCTTTAAACGGCAAAAAGCAGGGAGTTTAGTAGCTCCATCCCATGCGCCGCTCAAAACCGCATTGCGTTTAGTGCTAGGGTATGCGCCGTTTGCTATTAGCGTGGCGTTTGCAATGCCGTCAAGTAAGTACTTTGTACGGTTTGCTAAGCGTTTAGCCGCTGCATTAGCGTAGCCGCCCGTTGCAAGGTCGCCGCCGCTATATGTCGGTGCGCCGCCTATAACAGGGTCGGTAGTTTCTAACTGATAGATTGGCTTCCATTCCGAAGCGTCTGTAAATAAACCCATAAATTAAGATATTGAAATTGTCCAAGTGCCTTCTACACGCACCGTATTGTCTTTTACTATTGTGTATAATCTGCGGCTGAAAAGGTCGCCGCTTGTATTTAGTAGCCCTATCTCCTCAATCGTTACGCCGTTGTTTTCACTTAGCCCTAAGGAAAAAGCAAATTGAACTGAATTGTAGGCAGGGTAAGATATAGCGTCTAGGGGCTTGTCAAACTGCGCTGTTAGTGCCACATTTGTAGGAACTGCGGGCGCATTTGAAGTACCGAAGCCTATATCTGTAATGCTATCACTACTACCGCCGCCTAATAATTGGCAGATAAATTCAAAGCCTTGATTTACGACTATATTTTTATCATGAAAAGTATCAATCAAAGCGTCATTTTTGAACACTTTAATAGCTACTTCGCCCGTAACCTTTACTTTATTTTCGTTTTGCTTACTAAATAAGCGGTTTAGTACTCTGTTTATATTGAATTTCATTATAATATTTGGATTTGTAAGCCTTCGCCGTCATAAGTTATAGAGCCGTCAAATAAAACAGCCCCGTTATATGTATTATTTAGGTTTATATTTTCCTCAATTACCAAAGATACGGTACTTAGTACACCCTCTGTAACCATCACGCCGTCCGATGCAAATACGCCTAATGATAAATCTATCAAATGGCTACGGACATTCTTATACTCATCAATTAAAGCAAGTGCAAGGTCTTATAAGGTAGTTGTAAGTGTTGCACCTACGGTTGTCACATCAAGTAATACTCTAAATTCCGCCCATGAGTAAGTACCAAAAGTAACCGCCCCGTTAAAGTCTCTAACGCCGTTGTAATAATCAGGCGTAAAACTACTACCTTCTATTATTTGAGCGTTTTGTAAGCCAATACTAGCAAGTGCGTTTTTAATTGCGAACGGCGTTCCCTTTGTTTTATGTAAGGTTATGGCATTTTTAAGTAAGTCTCTTTGTTTTTGCTCTGTATCAGCTAAAATCCATCCTTTATTCCCTAGTAAATCAAATTGACTAGCTAGCACGGGCAAAGCTTGCGGCACTACATTGTCAATCAAATAGACTAACATATTGCTAGTTGCTAAGTCTGCCAATCGTGACTCCGTTACCGTATCAAATGCCTTGATATGGTCATGCTTTGCCATCGAATTAGGGTATAAACTAGCCATTAACTGAACCTACTATATTAACTGTGATACTTCCGCAATATGGGTACTCTGTGTCGTTTACTGTTAAATCAGACCAACCAACAAGCTCCACTTTATAAACGCCGTCTATTTGTATTTGTTTTATTACTTGACTATCTGTAATATCTTGCCCTAGTGTTTTACGGCGCAAGTCTGCAAAGGCTTGTAGGGCTGCGATTGCTGCCGCTTGTACATCGCTTCCTATTGCGGTGTTATAGATTGTCAAGTCTGCTACAATATCGTAATTGATAGAAGTAGGACTATAAACTAATACTTTATCTGTAAGTGGTCTTATTTTTTCATCATTACAAGTATTATATACTTGGTCTAATACTTGTTGCGGTGTAGTGCTACCATCATTCATTAATGGAAATAACTCTACATTGCCAGGTACTGAGCTTGTAATTGCTACATCTACTATATTAGAGTTAGCGGATAGGGCAAAAAATCTATACGCCCCAAAACTCCCTGCATTACTAAATGCGTTAGGGGCTAATCGTATGCGTGTGCGTAGCGTATCATCGTCTTCAATATCTGCACCGCCCGCCGTAACGTTTGTATTAGATACCGCCGTTACAAACGCCAAAGGGTCTAATAGATTAGACAAACTGCCAATTATAAAACCGTTTGAGCTTGTGCCCTCAATAGTACTTTCGCCTTGTACTAAGGCTACATAAGTTCCGACTGGAATAGTCGTAGCTGTAACCGTTCTAAATACCTTTTGTCCATCCGTGCTTCCTACTCTCGTGCCCGCTGGTATCGTTACGCCTCCGTGTCCTGTAATAATATCAAATTGTAGTGTACAAGTCGCTGCGCTTGCATCGTTCCGTGTTACACCTAGTAGTGCTCCTAAATTATCAAGATTAATCCCTATTGCATAATCAACTAAATTTTGCTCCCATAAGCTCTGCACTTTTGCCCTCAATAAACTTTCACGATAAGCGAAAATATTAAGGATAGTTTGTTCAGGCTGTGACGGAAATAGCGTAACCCCTGCGCTATCTTGATAGAGAGCGTTTACCTCGGCTGTGATTGTAGCCAAGTCGTTAGATATAAATTCAGGTGCTGCCATTATGCTGTTATAGTTATTTGACCGTATATAGTCGTTAATCCCAATTCAATGTTTACTTTGCCTAACGTGTCATTGGTAATAATCAATTTATCAACCTTTGTAACTCTCGGCTCGTAATTCGTAATCTGCTGTAATATGTCTTTTTTTAACCCCGCTAATTTATTAGTAGGACGGTCTAAGTAGCTCAATAAATCCACTCCATAATTAGGGCGCAAAGGGTCGCTACCTTTTGGCGTTGTAACTAATAGCTCAATACATTGCTTTACATCGTCAATGCCCGTGAGGCTTTGACCGAAGTTAGTTAAAGATATTGTGCTACTTGTTGTCATTATGGTATAGCTGGTCCCGTTGGGGTAGTAGGTGCTGATGAAATATGTTTATGTAATAATAAGGATATAGGTGTTACGCCAGCTGTTCCTGCTTTTACATCTACTGTTGCCTCAATATTTGCCGCCGATACCTTTATAGCTGCCGTCAAATTACCTGTTAAGCTCTCAATATTGCCTTGCGCCTCTATCTTTCCACTTACTTCTAAATCCCCACTTATCGATACCTTAGAAGCTGTTATATCCACTTCGCCACTTGTATTTACTGTTAGTTTACTGTTTGCTCTGTCATATTCCACCGTACCGCCGTCACTAAACGTTATACTCACTTTATCTTTATTGCCTCCCGCTTCGTTTTTACCGTCATAAATAGCGCAAAGTATTACACCATTAGACATATTATCTTCCATAAGGCAACAAACGTGTTCATTTATATCGAACGCATAAGTAAATTTATCGTCCTTTGACTTAATAACTGCCATTGGTAGCCAATCAGATACAATCCCATCGGCTACAAAGTTTACCCTTGCAAGTCCTTTGCTAGCATCGCACTCCGATATATAACCAAACATCAACATAGCGCAAAGTTAAGATATTTTTTTTATTTGCAACATTGTTGCATAACTATTTTGTTTTGAAGGTTCATGTTGCGATTGCGTAACTGTCCAAACGCCGTTCAATTTGCCGAATCCTGTTAGATTAAAATTAACCCCCGCTACAAATTTTATATTCCCTTTAATTGATATATTACCAGTCGTTCCATTACTGTTAGCCTCGTGAAGTGCTGCTTTCGCTTTGTATTCTGCTTGCTGCGGCGTTTCTGCTTTTACTCTAACTTCTAATACATCGTCGCTAGTCTCCTGTGTATAGTCTATACTGTCGCTATCTTTATTCGCTACTTGTTCGCCCTCGATAAGCTCCGATAATTTTGGATTGTGATAGCTTACTTTTGCGCTCTTATATACCTTTGTAGCTTTGTCATTAAAGCTGTAACGGATTAAATCGTCTCTATCTAATGAAAGAGTAGTACCACGCTTTTCTATGTCGCTAAGGGCTGTAAAAATCAATTGATTTCCTTTAACCGAAAAGGCTATGCCGTACTGTGCTGCGAGCTTAGATAAAAAGGCTAAGTCCGTCTCTCTCCATTGCGTTTCTCTCTCTACCTTAATTTGATTAAGACGTGAAAAAGTGCTGTTGTATGACTTTGTTTTGAACGCCTGTGCTAAGTCTTCTAAGATTAAAGCCAAAGCATTAAGCGTGTTGTTTTCCTGTGCTGTGCTTAGACGCTGTACGCCTAAATTTGGCAGTATAATATTTGCGGCATTGCTCAATGCCTGTGCGTCACTATCCCGTCCTATCAATCTTAACTCTGTTGCAAAAATATTCTTTACTTCATTTATTGCGGTTGCGAGGTCTGCCGTTGCTAGGCTTTTTGTTTTGGCTGCATTGCGGCAAATTTTAGCGGCTTTTAATAAACTTACGCCGTTATCGTTAAAAGTCTTTGACGTGACGGTGTATGTAGTATTGTCCACTAATTCCAAAGCGTTTGCATCTGCTACGGTTTGGGCTATCTCTTTTAAGGTTTTACCCTCGTGCGCTTTGCTTTTCTTAGTCCTTAGTGCCTTACTGATAGCGGTTGCAATACCTTTAATGCGCACTGTGTCGCCGCTGCTTTTATCCCCGCTTAAATCAATCTCGTCTATCTCAAAAGTACCGCAATTTAAAGTGTCCTCCCCTTGCGTGATTGTAACGTCTAGTGTGTCGCCTTTATTTGGGTACCACTCATTTAGCCATTTGCCGCCTACATTCTCAAACTCTAACTGTATATCGTCCGCTTCGCCTTTCACATGGTCAGTATAGGACAAAGATTTGAGATAGGGCGTTAAGTCACTTGTAACGTCCTTTTGATTGTATGTTATCCCAACTGATATTTGTACTATTTTTTCCAAAATGGTTTTTCTAGGTAAATTGTAGGTGCGACTTCTAAAACGGGAATATCTAAGACTAAACCGCCCGCTAATCTATCGGTAATACTTGCCAGGGGATTAGCTGCAATGATTTGAGGGAATAGTAAAGCGTTACCGTATGCCTTAAACGCAATATCAGACCAACGCTCTCCCTCTACTGTTGTGTATGTCGTAAGTGCCATATTATCGTGCTGCTGCGATTGCGGTTAATGGTACGCTTTCAGTTTTTTGAATAGCAAGTAAGTTATTTAAACTTGTAGTTTGGTTTTTAATATCGTCTATGCACTGTAACACACCAATAGTATTATTACTATCCACCGCCGCAATGCAATTTACTGCCGTTGTATCTATTAAGTCACAAAGTACAATTATCGAGGCTGTTGTATTGGCTAAATCCCGTGTTTGAGCAAAGATTGAGCTTAACGGGTCGGCATTGATAATGGTATTAATCTTTGCGCTAGCCTGCGCGATAAGTGCAACCTTGCGCCGTACTGATTCCGCCACTAATCGAGCTTGTGTATTATCGGTTTGTAATTGCTTATTAAGCTTGTTTATAGCGTTGCCACTTGCTGCCGTTTGACTTAGTTGAATAGTTGCCGCTTGTGCGTCTGATACCGTAGCCTTGCGAGGTGTTAAGAATTGCGGGCTACTATCTTTTGATGTTGCAAATGTAGTCGTACTTGCTTCGGGATTAGCGGGCTTTACTACTTGGCTATGTTCTTTGATTGATATATCCAAAGTACACGCCACTATATTACCTAGTGCGTCCTGTTGTTCGTGTGTAACCCTGCGGCTCAATATTACAAAGTTACCTAATACATCGCCGTTGCCTTGAATAATAGGACAAATAACGCCAGTCTCTTGATACTCTTTAAACTTTGCAAGGATTTGCTTAATGTCGTGTATTTGGCTATGTAATTTGATAGCCCCTGTAAGCTCTGAAAGTTTGCGCCCTGTAAATTGCAAAATAGGCGTACTACCTAACAAAGCGTGCTCAGGGTAGTAGCTTTCGCCGCTCTCCTGAAAGGTATTGAAACCTAATACACCGTCTAAGGTTATATCGCCTATTGATAGATACATGATTGATTAGTATGTTTTGCGTTCTTTGCGAGCTTGCTCTTCTTTGATGTGGCGCAATATCTCGTCCTTATGTTGCGATAGCATATCCACCAACCCTGCACCGTCTCCACCGCCGTTTATTGTGATTGTAGGGCTATAATTTACAGCCGTTCCGCTGTTTACCTTGTTTAGTGTTGTGCTATTTGTTGCACCGCTTTGTGGCATTACAGATAGTCCGCTTTGCTGCGCTTGCGCCTGTTGTGCTAATTGGATAGTACTTGATAACGAACCGCCCCCTAAGTAGCTACTTATTGAGCTTGCAACATCTTTTACCGCTTGGATAGGCTTGTAAGCCATCGCTTTGAGACCCTCCCAAAGACTATTCATCATATTAGCCCCTGCATCGTACATCATTGACGGGATATTAAATATCCAATCCACAAACGATTGAAACAAGCCTTTAACCGTTCCCCAAAGATTGCGGAAAAAGTCCACCACCTTAGACCAATTATTATAAATCAATACAACGGGATTCATATCCCAAAGGTAGAACTTTATCGCTTTGATTGCAGTAGTAAATACATACTTTATCCCGTTCCAAAGCTTTACAAAGTACGGTTTAAGTGTGTCCCAATTGCGGTATATTAAATAGATAGCTGCTGAAATAGCCAATACCGACACAAGGATAGGATTAAGCGCAAAAACATAGTTTACTGCTATCATAATGGTTCTAAATGCCGACATTACAAAGTTTAATCCCTTCCATACGGTTGTAATTACGCTAATTGCGCCGCTTGCTACCTTAAAGATGCCACCCAACGCCAATAAACCAACTCCCACCGCTGCGATAACCTTAACCACCGTTTGATTTTCTTGTGCAAAGTGCTGTATAGCCTCCAAAGCGGGCGTTATAGTCTCAAATATTGAGCTTATAGCGGGTAGTAAAGTATTACCAATAGCTGCCGCCGCTTGTGCAAAGTTATCTTTTAATGTACTGAGTTTACCGTTTACCGTTTGACTTTGCGCCTCCATACCTCCCGCAAACTTAGTATTACCTATACCTATTAAATACTTTTCAATCTCTTTCGAGTTTTTGCCTACCGTAGTAGTTACGCCTTGAAAAGTAAACGCCACATTATTGCCTTGTGACTTTGCCTTGATTCCAAACTCTTTTAAACGTTCAAATTCGCCTGTCGCTGCATCTGCTACCGCCTCAATCATTTGGTCTAAACTCTTACCCATTGCAGACGCTGTATTTCCGTATGCTGTTAAAGCCTTTTCACTAGGGTCTAAACCCATATTTTTGAGCTTTAAAAACGAGTTTAAAACCTCCGTCATTTCATACGGTGTTTTAGTCGCAAAGTCTTGAATGGTTTTGAATGCTGCGTCCGCCGCTACTTGGTTGCCTTGAAAGGCTGTTTTTAGTGCTACCTGTTGGCTCTCTAAGTCCGCCGCCGCTTTTACTGCATATCCAAAAGCTCCGACAATAACGCCGCCCGTCAATAAGGCAGCGTTACCCATTCCGTCTAATCTTTGTTGCGTCTGTTGTGTTCCACGTTCAAACCTACCTAATGCCGTTTGCGATGCTTGCGATGCACGTTGCACTACCCTAGTCATATTATCGACTGCGGATAGCACTACGGTAGCTTGAAGTATCTTTTGTAAGGACATTAGTCTTTCGGATTAAGTTGATTGTGTAGGTTTACAGCGGCATTATACCACCGCCAAATATCGCTTACATACCAGTCTAAAATAACGTTTATAGGCGTATTTAGATAGTGAGCTACCAAAGCGATGTGCTCGTCAGTTACAAAAAACCGTTTAGGGCTGTCATTTTGGTTTGAATAGGAATATAACAATCAAGTGTCATATTCTCGTATTCTTCCATAATTAAATGCTTCCCGTCAATAGCCACTAACAAGGGCATAAGATAGCGCACTATTTTATGCGTGTCTTTGCCAGCGTTTTTAGTTGCCTTATCTAGTTCCGTAAATTTACCGTAACCAACTATTGCCGTTTTGCCGTTTGGTAGGCTTACTTCATTATCAGCTACATCGGGTTTATTCTCGTGCATAAAGCCGTTAAGCTCTAACACCTTTGTTTGAATTGGCATAGCGTCATACATAAACATATCGCTATACTCTTCATAACTCAATGCCTTGCCGTCAATTTGGCAAACGTAAGGCACTAAGCGGCGAGCCAATTTAGTAGCGTCATCGCTGCCTAATTCTTTTTGCGCTGCATCTAAATGCCTTACTTTACCTACTGAAACTGTTACTATGCGTCCGTCTTTCAACAAGACTTGATTTTCTTTTAAGCTTACCATGACCTTTAAGATTTGAATGTTATACGCCTAAGTTAGCGTTGCGTTTTGCGAGCTTATCCACGCCGTCCACGATATATTTATTACTTAACATATCAATGTCAAACATAGTAGCCCCGTCAATTTCGCAACGTACCGCCGTGATTGATAACTTGTAAGTTAGCGGGCTGTTTTCCTGAGCTTTAAAGTCGCCTACTGGTAAATTCATCGGTGTTGCTGTGATAAAATAAACCAAGGGAACTTCCGCCGTTAAACCGGTGCTCTCTTGTGTCTGCAAATTACCACGAACTTGCATTTGCTTTGAGGTTGTAGGGTCTGCAAGTAACTTGATAAGGTCGGGATAATGCGATGTTACTACCATTTCAGCCTCGATTTTATCAAGTGCCGCAAAGTATTGAGTAGTGCCTAATGCGCCCAAAGCCTTATGTTCGCTCATTACAAAAGGAAGCTCTTGTAAGGTAAAACTTTCGGCTTTGCCTAATAACGAATTGCCATCATAATAGATGTTCGCACTCGTCACACGATTGACAGATAATGCCATATTATTATTCGTTTAGAGATTATACAAATGAGATTAAGCCCTCGTCCGTGTGATAGCGGAATGTAATAGACTGTGCTGGTGTCGGAGACATTGCGTTAATACGGAATACCACTCTACCCAAAGCTAATTCACTAGAAGGATTATCAGCTGCAACATATAAGCATTCAGAGCCCTGTAAAAGCGCACCACGACCGATTAAGGTATTGATATAAGCGTTTACTTTACCCTTAATGCTGTCAATTAGAGCCTGATTCAATGGCTTATCAATGAAAGGAAGCATTGAATACTTTATACTACGTGCAATGACATCCACCACACGGCGAACAGGAATAAAGCTAATGGCCGCCGTATTACTTGGATAAGCTGCGGTGTAATTACCCCAAGTGCTAATTCCTGCAAAGTTTACCAAAGTAACAATACCAGCTTGGTTAATTTGCGTTGCTTCGGTTGTACCCGCCGCATCGTCAATTGCACAAGTGGCAGGGTAGCGGGCGTTTACAATGCCATTCATTGGCAAATTAGACGGGCTATACCAAAAACCTAACTCATTATCCATTTTAGCCACTAAGCCAGCATAGAACGAACTCGTGTATTGAGTTTCGTAAATATTTAGCGTTGCATTGTACGCCTGAACCGTTCCGCCCATGTAAATTACACGGTTTGATGTGCTTTGAAATAAGCCACCACCAGCACGCAAAGCAGGAATATCTCCAGGCTTTGTATTACTTGTCGGGTCGCAAATAGTTAAGCACTTATAAAGCTCAGCTTTTACAATTAATTCCGATTGAATCGCTGTAATTTGCGAGTAGTACGGCGCAATAAGTAAGCCTAAATCAATACCTTTTGTTGCTCGTAAAGTATCAAACAACTGTAAGCCTGTGTAAACACCGCTTGTTACCGCTCCGATAATATCAGAGTTGGCAAATTGCGTATCATCTAGTTTTTTGTAGGTTACTTTAATACCTGTACCGTCTGGGATAGCTGTAAAATTAAGTACTTGGATTAACCCTGTGTCGTTAATTTTATAGTCAGTGCCCTTTACGAAGGTAGTACTACCCGCGCTATTAGTTACCGTCACTTGGATAGTGCCGCTTGCGTCGGGAATAGGTGCATAGGTTGTTTGTGCTTTACCGTTTGCGGTTGTGTGCGTTTCTGCTGTAACCGTTGCCGTCATACTTGCGTAGTCAAACACATTTACAACCACCACTGTGCCACCGCCATTGGCACGAATTGCGGTTAATGCACGAGGTATCGAAAAGCCTTCAACTGATACGCCAAACTGACTGTCGTCATTTGTAGTATTACAGATTGTAAGCGTCTGTTTTGCGCCTCGTGGTGCATAACCAATAAGACCAATAATTGAGGTTGCCGCTGTTGGGATGCTCCCGCCTCCGCTAGGTACATCAACGACATCAACTCCGTGGAATATTGCCATTTGTTTATTTTAGATTAGGGAGTTACAACCGTTTCAACGATTGCAGCCTCGTTATAGATATTGTCTGTTATTTGCTGTAATAATACCACCGTTTCAGCGTCTGTTTTTTGAACGTTCAAGGTAGTTGTTTCAATCATAACCGTAGTCATGAAAACAGTATCAGTACGTTCTACTTGGTCAACTGACTTAATGATAATTGCGCTAAATGCGGGCGGTGTATAACCTAATAGATATTGCTTTACTAAGCCGATTAAATCATATACACCAATCGCAGTATTAACCGTCCGTAGATTACGAGCTTGTATAGCTACTTCAATGCTTATAGTGCTTTCTAATGCCGTTCCAAAGCTTAATTTTTGACCGCTAAACGTTTCTCCCATAAAGGATACAGTAATTAGGCTATCTATTGACTTGCTTTTGTGTGCTGCATTGGTTTGCGCCGCCGCTGTCACTTGTGCAATATTTGCCACTTGGATAGGTTGTAACCTTGTTACGATTAAGCCCTCTAAGGTCTCTATTGAGTTGGATATAGTAGGCATAATTTACTGTAAGGTTATAAGGTAGTTTTTGCCGTCAAATTTATCCTCTAGTT